CCTTGGTCGAGGGTCTGCAGGGTGACGGTGCCGTCGCCGTAGCGGGCCGCCTGCACGGCGGCCGGGGCCGTGGCGGGGGCGGGCGGGTAGGCGCGGTCGATGGCGGCCTCGAACGCGGCCTGCACGGCGGGGTCCTCGACCCGGCGGGCCCGCTCCGCCTCGACGTGCTCGGTGAGGCGCTGGTAGCCGGCGAACGCCAGATAGCCCTCGACCTCCCGTCGGACGTCCTCGACGCTCATGTCCTCGACGGGACAGTCCTGGTTGGCGATCGCGTACCCGTAGGACAGGGCGGCGACGAGCTCCTCGCGGGACAGCGCGAAGTCCACCCTGGCGACCGCCACCGCGGGCCCGAAGTCGTCGTTGACGTTCTGCACCTCGGTCGGCCCGAACACCGGAAGGTCCCCGGGGTCGGGAAGCTCGCCGGCCAGGAACCGGGCCACCGCCGGGAACGCCCTCTCCTCGTCGACCATCTCCAGCATCTGCTGCAGCGCCACCTCCAGCCGGCCGATCGTCCGGGCCATCGCCCGGTCATCGCCCATGTCCAGAGAGCCCAGCGCCGCCAGCTCCTCGCGGGCCTTGCCGACCCGGTACCGGTCGTGACCGGCCGGGAACCGGGACACCTCCGGGAAGTGCCGCTCGACGAAACGCTGCGCCCTCTCCTCCTCGTGGCTCATGCCTGGACTCCCTCGGCGTCGAGGGCGCGCAGCAGGATGCGGAGGGCCTCGGCGAGGCCGCCGTGGGCCTGAGCGAAGGCGAAGACGTCGAAGCCGCTGCTGTCGCCGTAGGCGGCGAGCATCTTCTGGCCGACGCGGATGGCGACCGCGAGGTCGCTGGGCGGGGGAACGGGGGAACTTGCGGGCGCGCCGGGGCGCACGGAAAGATCGGCCATAGCCGGATCTCCTCCTGGTCTAGTCAGGTAGGTGGTGCGGTCAGGCCCTTGGCCGGGACTGCAATCCCGGCCTTGGGCCGTCTTCAGTTGTGGGGTGCCGCTACAGCCGCTTCTTCTTCAGGGCGTTGATGGCCCGGCTGATGCCGGCCCGGGTAACCCCGAGCTCCCTGGCTACTGCGGCTTGGCTTCCTAGTTCGGCTTCACCGTCGACCAGAGCTTGCGCTCGTTCGTCGGTCGCCTCCTGGTAGGCCTGCTGTGCGGCCTCTTGCTTTCGGACGGCGGCGTCATGGCGCTCTTTCCACGTAGTCACGTCCCTCCTAGTACCGGAATCGGTGACCGCCCCACAACTGTAACCAGGGGTGGCGACACTCGTCAACACCCCTGGCGACATCATGAGGTCGCCTTGCGCTGCGCCCGTTGGAACGCCTCATGGATCAGCCGCTGCGCCTCGGCCAGGTGCCGGGCACAGATCTTCAACTCGGCCGCCGGATCGACGGCCTCGCCGGTGCACTGGACACCGCGCCCGGACAGGACACGGCACGTCGTATAGGCCGCCATCAGGACGCCTCCAATTCGTCACGACTTTCGTCACGCCCGCCAGCCTCGGCGGGCTGCAGGCGGGCCAGCATCAGGAAGTCCGTCGCCTCATAAGCGCACGTGCACCACGGGCAGACCAGCCGGGTCTCGCCGGGCCGGTGCCAGAGAACGGCGCCACACACGATCCCCGACGAGTCCACAGCCACGCACTGCCCGATACGGCGACCCCGCTCCGGAAGCGCCCCCACGATGGACAGGGCCGCCCGCTCCATCTCCCGCACCTCGCGGGCCAGATCACCGGCCGCCGGATAGGCGGCGGCGATCCACTCCAGGCTCATGCCGAGCCAGCGGGCCGCCGCCATGACGCGCCGCTCGACGCTGCCCTCGACGGCGGGCGGGCCCCAGCCGCGTTCCCGCTGGACGTCCGCCCGCCACGACTCCAGCACCAGGGCGATGCCCCCGTAACGGAGGTCGAGGACGGCCTCGTTCACGGGCAGCACCGATCCCGGCCGGCTGGGCCCGGTGCGCTGGCCGCCCCCGTGTGCCGTCGGGGTGAGGAACGCACCCAGCGCCTCGTACAGCTTCGGCATCCGCTCCAGGCGCTCGGCCAGTGCGAGGGTGTCGCCGGGGCACAGGTGACCGTGCTCCAGGTCGCGCTCGCACAGGCCGCAGCTGGCGCTCACGCGCTCCACTCCAGGATCAGGGCGCCCGTCTCGTCGGCTTCGATCTCGCTGACGCGGACCTCGATGCGCTGGCAGACGCAGGCGCCGTCATCGACGATCTCGAATTCGAAGCCGTCCGCCTCGGCCGCCGCTACAACGGCCTGCATGCGGGCGGCCCACTGCTGCGCGCTCACGCCTTCGCCTTCTCTCGCTCGGCGTCGAGCTGGGCCTGGATGGCGCGGGCGGCCATCCGGTCGCGCCGGTCGTCGAGACGTCCGAAGCCGACCTGGACGAGCGCCATGAAGTAGGCGCCCACCGTGAAGCCGAGGCACAGGATCTGCAATTCGTTCTCGGTCATGGCCGTCTCCTAGAAGGGCGCAGTCTCGGAGGAGCCGGCGCCCTGGGGGGCGGGCTGCTGTTGCGCGCCACCCCATCCGCCACCCTGCTGGCCGTTGGCGGGCTTCGCACCGGCCCAGGGGTCGGAGCCGTCTCCGCCCCTTTGCTGCTGGCCGCTGTTCGGTACGTTCTTGGTGACCTTTGCGGTGGCGCGGGCGAGGCTGACGCCGACCTCGTCGACGTCGATCTCGTACACGGTGCGTTTCACACCCTCGCGGTCCTCGTAGCTGCGCTGCTTCAGGCGGCCCTGGACGATGACGCGGACGCCGCGGGCGAGGGACTCGGCGACGTTCTCGGCGGCCTGCCTCCACACCGAGCAGGTCAGGAACAGCGGGTCGCCGTCCTTCCACTCGTTGGTCTGCTTGTCGAAGACGCGCGGGGTGGAGGCGATGCGGAACTTGGCGACGGCGGCGCCGGCCGGGGTGAAGCGGAGTTCGGGGTCGTCGACCAGATTGCCGACGACGGTGATGACGGTCTCGCCAGACATGGCGGGCTCCTTCTGTGGCGGCCAACCTCGGCATTGGCGAGGTTGGGATGCGGGATGCTGGGTGGGAGGCCGGGCCCGATGACCGCGGGCCCGGCCGTTTGCCGTGCGGGTCAGGCTTCGGGGCGCACGGCCAGGTGACGGTGTTCGGCGGGCAGATCGGTGTCGCAGTAGAAGCCGATCGACAGGTGCATGCCCTGGTCCTCGACGACCTTCCAGACTGCGGCGGCCTCGCACGCCGGGCGTCCGTCCTGCTGGCGGAAGTGGTTGCTGGTGCACGCCTCGGGCGTCTGCGAGCCACCCATCGTCCAGCCGTCCGCGCAGTGGAACACCCGCACCTCCGGACCGTCGGCGGCGTCACCGTTAGCGCCGTCAAGGTCTTCGCAGACGTCGAGGTCGAGGGCGCCGGCGATCTCAGCGAGGTTCACGTAGGTGTCCTCGTCGAGCTTGTCCATGAGGAGCTCGGCGACCTTGTTGACGGCGGCCGCAGCGTAGGCGCGACCCACGGCGTCGAGGACGGCGGCGACGGCGTACTCGTCTGCCTCCCGGCCTTCGAGGTCGAGGCGGGCGGCGAGGTGCCGACCGCTGATGTGCGCCTCGATGGCCCGTTCCTGGATGCGCTTGAACGCGAGCTGCCCGTAGGGGTCGCTGTTGATGTTGGGCACGTAGCGGGTGGCGGGTGCGCTGCATCCGGCTTCGGCGTGGACGTACACGGGGTCGCCGGCCTTGATGCCGCAGGTGCAGCACTGGAGGAAGTTGCCGCTCTCTCGGGTCTCGGGGTTGAACCAGCTGCCGAAGTGGACGCTTTCGGTGGTGCCGCAGTCCTGGCAGTTGGTCGGGCCGGTGTGGCCGTGGGCGCGGGCGATGTCGGTGGTCGTGGTCACTGGGTCGCCTCCATTGAGGTGGGATGCTGGGTGCGAGGCCGGCCCCGAATGCCGCGGGGCCGGCCGGTGTGCGTTGCGGGTCAGGCGCGGACGGCCGCGTCGGCGAGGCTCGGGCGGCAGATGCTGAACGCCGTCAGCTCGGGCGAGTGCTCGCGCAGGTCGCGCTCGGTCCACACCTGGTCGCCCCATACGAAGGCGGCCTGCAGCTCTGTGGAGACGGTGCCGTCCTTCAGGTGGGCGGTGACGACGGTGGCCCACCCGATGACCGGGCAGAACTCGATGGCGCCGTCGGTGGAGAGCTGGAAGGTGACGGCCCAGGCTCCGCTGGGGGCGGGGGCCATGGTGACGATGCTGCCGGTGCTGAGCTTCATGAGTTCTCCTCGGTGTCGTTCGCGGGTCCGTCGGTCGGACTCGCGGATCCGTCCGTCGTGCGGGCGGAAGCCTGGTTGCGGAGCTTTGCGGCGTGCCGGAGGGCGAGGCCGCGCTGGCGGGCGGCGGCGAGGGCTGCGCGGCGGCGCTTGGCGGCCTCAGAGCGGGCCCGGGCGGCGGCGATTTTCTCGGCCACCACGTCGTCGACGTTCATCGGTCGCGGTCCCTCGTCTTGTTAAAGACGGGCATTGGGCGCCTCCTGCGGCGGGTGGGTTGACCTCGTCCCGGCGCCTTGCGCTTCGGGAGTCCTTCTGTGTGACCTCGTCCTCGTCCCACCTAAAGGAGTGGGACGAGGGACGAGGACTCACGACCTCGTCCGGGACGAGGTGGGACGAGGTCGGACGAGGTCAACTTCGGGTACTGCGGATCAAGGTGGTGGGGCGAAGTGGGACAGAGTCGGGCATCCGACCTCGTCCCCGGCTCGGGACGAGGTCAAGCGGCGCCCTCCTTGGGTGGTTCGTCCCCTTGTGTGACAGGGGTTGCAAGCCGGTGGAGGATGGCGCCGCGCGCCCCCGGCTCGGCCACGATCCGGCCCGCGTCGACGAGGGCAGCGACCGCCCGACGGACGTCGACAGCGCGTCCGTTCACGCGGTCTTCGATGCCCTTGCCGGGCAGAGGGCCGGGCGCCCCGGCGAGGGCATCGAGCACCTTGGCCTTCAGCTTGTTGATCCGCTTCTGGTCCTCGTCGGCCTCGCGGTCGTCCTCGTCGCGCACTCGGGGCGCGTACAGGTGGGCCTCGGCGAACTCGGCGGACTCGGACTTGACGACCAGGTCGGCGTACCAGTGCATGCCACTGGAGTGCGGCAGGCCGTTCTTGCGGATCTGGCCGGGCCGGTCCTTGGCGACGCGAATGATGGACTTGCCGGTGACGCCGATGCCGAACGGCCGGTGGTTCTCCAGGATGTACATCACGCCGTTGAGGCCGTTGAGCTTGTGGACGCCGCCGATGCTGTACCGGCCGCGGTTCTCGGCCGACTTGACGACGTGGTCGAGGGTGACGACGGCCGCCCCGGAGTTCATGAGTGGGCGCAGCAGCAGCCGGCCGAACTTGGCGATGTCGGTGTTGTCCTTCAGCTCCAGGCCGAAGAGGCTCATGCCCTCGGTGACGCCGTCGACGATGGCTAGGGTCGGGTTCAGCTCCAGTACGGCGCCCAGGTCGACAGCGTCGGCGGGGCCCATCTGGTTCTCGGGTCGGACGTAGTGGAAGCGTTCGAGGATGTCGTCGGGGTGGGCGCCGAGGCAGAGCAGGCGCCCGACGACGCCACCCGCGTCGTCCTCGAAGTCGAGGTAGAGGACGTGGTTCCCGTCGTTGAGCTCCTGTAGGCAGGCGATGAGGGCGAACCAGGTCTTGCCCGCCTCGGACTCGCTGGCGACGCTGTTCATGCGGCCCGGGTAGAACAGGCCGACGCCGTCGTCGCGGCGGCCGACGCTGGGCTGCGGCGGCTTGTACGTGCCGTCGAGGACCGACCGCAGGTCTTGGGCTGCCCACGTGCGTGGAGCGGGCTCCTCGGTAGCGGGCTCCGCGTCCGTGTCTGCCCAGTCGACGGGTGGCTCCTCGCCGTCCGGGCCGAAGTAGGCGTCCAGCGCCCGGTCGATGTCGGTGGTCACGCAACCCACCCCCGGTCGCTCGGCCGGGTGGACGCGCTGTCGAACGAGGCACTCGCCTCGGAGTCGGCGAGCCCGACGGCGGAGGCGGCCGAGAGCAGGCCAACCTCGGCTTCGCCGATGTTGATGAGGTTCTGCTCGGCGAGTTCGTGGGCGCGGCACGCGGCGAAGTAGAAGGCGTTGTTGCGGTTGCCCTCGTGTGCGTCCATCACGTGCTGGACGAGGTCTTCGACGGTCCAAAGCTTCCCGCCGCCGGGACGCTGCG